CTTTGGTCAGGCGCTGCTTGCCGCGCTCGACACCGAACAACTTGATCGCCGCTCCGGCATCTATCGCGCCTATCCGCGCGAGAGTAGATATCGCGTCGAGTTCTTTATCTGACCACAACTGGCCCGGCTTCTTCTCCTTGACGGCCTTGGCTGCGCTCTCTGCTTCAGCTTGAGTCGGTGCCGGCTTTTCAGCGTCTGCCTCCAGCTTCTCTTTAAATTCTTGCTGCTCTGGTGTCTGGGCATCAAAGTCAGACACTTGAACCATGTATTGCTCCTTCGCTTCCTCTACGGTCTCGGGCAGCGTCGAAGGATTACGTTCCTCGGCGTACTTCTCTTTGATGCGCTTGATCTCGCCGCTGATGCGGACGGTCTCTTTCTTCTGCTGGGCACGATTCTTGCCCGGGGTACGGCTCGCCCTGACTGCCTGGATTTCTGCCCGTTCAGCTTTGCGCGATGCCGCTTGTGAATTCCTGCGATCCCTCTTCAGCAACGCACCCTGACGGCCACCCGGTAACGTTTTTGCCGTATCGGGAATCGGTTCGCCCGAGGTGCGTTCAGTTGTCCCAGCCCTTGTATCTTGGGCCTGAGTACTTGGTACTTCGGCCTCAGTACCCGGTTCTTGGGTATCGCCTTGAGATATGTTTGCGAGGACTTTGCCAGCAAACGCAGCAGATTCAGGGCGCGTCTTCGTAATATCGCCGCCCGCATCCTTAAGGTGTTGAGTTCCACCATTGTAAGCGGTCAATGCTTTCTCTACATCGCCGTCCCATTCTTTAAGCTTTTGGGCGAGATACCAGTTTCCGACTTCGGCATTCTCCTTACCCTTCAGCATATCCTTCCGGGTATAATTAGTGCCGTGTGCGTCGTTATAATCCTTACGAGCGCCGCCAGTAATCTGCATCAGGCCCTGCGCACCAGTATGCGATACGGCGTCAACCTTACCACCATCGGATTCATGGAAGGACAGGGCGGCGGATAACTCCGGGTCGTTGCCATACTTAGCTGCAGCTTCGCGGACGATCTCTTCGGCGCCCGGCGTAGCGAACTGCCCTGTCTTAGTAAACTTGCCTATGCCTTGCACAACACTACCAGGAGGGGCAACAGGCGTGCCTTCCGGGGTAGGATTGCGCTCGCCTATACCCTGAGGTACAGCGGCTTGCGGTCCTGCAACAGGCGGCGGCGGCGCGAGCACTGACTCTGCCGTAGACTTAGTTTCTGTCCCTGCCTCTGTTCCTGCTGCTCTGCGGTTTGATTCTTCGCCCAAGGCGCGGACCGCGTCATACTCGTCGCGTCTGTCTTGCTGCGCACGATAGTAATCGTCAGCCTTCTGGCTCTTAACGCGCGCATAGTAAGACATGTCTGACATCTTCTGCTGCAGCGGGTCGATCAGGTCGCGCGTTGCGCTTGCTACAACCGACACTGTGTCGCTGTCTTCAGTCGTACCATTGTTAGTAATAACGCCGTCAGTAACCGAGCCGTCAGGGTGCGTGCTTGTAACGTCCAGCGCCACACCGCCTTTGACCGGCACAGTTCTATTCGCCCTGAGTTTATTACCACCGTGGTTCATGGTCATTTCAGGGTTGTCGTTCATCAACTGAGTGAGGCGCTGGTTAGCGACGTCCGGCCAGTTCTCTGTTGCGTCGCCGAACTCTTCTTTAAGCGCTTCAATGCCGCGCATCGTTTCTTCAGCAGAGCGGAGCTCGTTGTCTAGCACGCGCTTCTTCCCTTTCAGGTAGATGCCTTGCATCATAGCACCAGCTTGCAGCGAGGAGTTTAGAGCACCTAAGAAGTCACGAGCCATATCTATTTCCTATAAAGCGAAGGCTGCGGCGAGGCCTACTGCCGCGCCGAGCATCTGGTTACGACTGCCTTCCTGTGCGGCATCCGCTGAGTTTTGTGCGCTTGCGCGACCGGACGCTAGACCGGCGGCGGCAGCTATATCTTTATTCGCTGTGGATTGTACGTCCCGCCCTATACCAATCATCGCTGCTTGCGCCTCGAGGTTGGTATCACGGGTGCCTCTGCGCGATATATTCTTCGCAGACGCCGTAGCTTTTGCAGAGGCTAAGCCTTGATTGCGGCTGATCGCGCCAGCTTGCCTATCGGTGAGCCGCGTACCAGACCGACCAAGGTCACGGTTGAATTGCCCGCGAGTCAACGCGATCTGCTTCGTAACCTGCGTGTCTGCTTGGCGGGCTTGATATTCTGGAGAAGCTGTAATCTGAGCGCGTAGATCGGCTTCCAGCGGCTTAAATCTTTTATCGAAGTCCGCTTCCTGCATCTGGATTAATTCTTTCTGCGCGCGTTCCGGATTCCTACGCGCGCGTTTAGTACTCAGCCGAGTAGGGTTGCCGTTCTCGTCGCGCTGCTCTTCCGCTTCCATCAATGATTTTAGTTTCTTACCCATGCGTTACCTACCCTAGAATGGAATCGTAGTTGCCAATTCCAGCATTAAACTGCGCACTTCCGGTCGGCTGGCCGGGAGAGGGCTTGCTCTTCATCTCGCCCCACTTCTTAGCGATATCGTCCTTGACTCCCTGTACGGTATCAAAGTTACCGGCGAAGGTGCCTACAGCCGCTCCTATGCCGGCTGCTAGATTCGCGTCGCCTTGGACCTCACGGTTGATATTGCTGATCGCTAATGATGTCTGCTGGCTCGCCCGCTCTTGCAGAGCTACTGAATTCAGGTCCTGTAGGCCGCGACCAAAAGCCGACATCTTCGTCAGGCCGGTTATCTCACGGTCTCGTATCGATTTATCCGCTCCCGCCGCTGCTTGTCCTCGACCTTGGCCGACCGCGTCGGACAACTTCGAGCGAGCGATAACAGATTTGCCTTGGCCTGCTTGGCCTTTGGCGGCCGCGACCAGCTTCTGGTCTGTACCCTTTGTTGCTTGGGCTACGTCTGCTGTGCCGACGCCACGCTGGGCAGTCGTTTCGCCATCCGTCGCTTTTAACGAGGAGATAAAGGAATTTTCCAGAGGTACGAAGTTGTCTTGGTGATCGTTAAACTTCTTGGCACCAGACTCAGCCAGCTGCCGCTCAGCAGGAGTTGGTCTTATTTTCGGTGCGCTGCTGCTGAATAAACCCATGAGGAACTCCGGATACGTCAATGATATTGTATAATAGGGCAGATTTCTTGGGGCTGCAGGTCATATGAATCGTTCTTTACAGATAATTAATTCCCCATCCCGCCTGGTGTCTGTTTTAAATGGATCCGATGTACTAGCCAAAATCGGCTGCCAAGCGATTTCCACGCTGGTAGTACTATGCTGGCGAAGGCGCATGGACCACACGTTTGGGCCAAAAAACCACCCACTCTCCCCGTTAAACTGCCCACCTAGGCTATTAATTATGTACCACGCGCCGGGCTGATATACGTGGCTCAAGATGACCGGATCGCCGTCGGGTGCCCAATAACCATAGTCGCCGTCGCCCGGGAGTCTTTTCCTGGGAGGTACCGTATACCGGACTGTATCCACGACCTCTAAGTATGAGGCCCGGGAGTCGAACATGACTTCCTCTTGGTCGTTAAATACCTGCATGCCCCAATCTGTATCGTCGAGTACGTCACCCACTGAGTCAAATAATGCCCAGTTTGTTTGGACTATCCGCTCTGGCCAAGGGCCTTGCCATTTTTTGCCGCCTGGATAATACGCGTAGTCGTATGTATCGTACGCGTCTGAGTTCGAGATAGCGAGCCTGACGCCGTCTACCTTCCTACTGCCCCCTTGGTCGACCCCTAACATGCCGTAAAGATATATGGCTCCGTAGTAATTACCATTGCCAGCCGGCTGAACAGCAACGAACGGGGGGTTTGGGCGCTGGGGGAACTTTATAGTGGTGTACACCTGCGTACCGTACTCATTAACATCAAACGGTCCGTGCGCATCTGGGTTATAGGGATCGTTCCTATTATAGTTGATTGTCCCTTTAAGGAACATGGACATGTTTGAGAAGTCGCCATCGATCTGAATAGCGCCACCACTATTTATTGCTTTAAATCCCCAAGCCATTACTCGACTCCCCACATAACTGCGTACACATAAGCGGCCATATTTCCACCGGAATAAGAGATAGTATCTCCGTTAACAGTGACATTGGGCGCCTTGGCCAAAGGCTCTCCCAACCCGAAGTAGAATAAAAATTCTATATTTGCCCGTAGCCGTAGGCGGGAACGTACTTTTGAGCCAAGAGGCGAGTGAGCTTCGTCGAGAAGTCCACAAGGACGTTCCCGTCGCGGTCGAATGTCCGGAACCCGTATGCCATTACGCTGTAAGGTCTCCGAGCTGGACGCGCAAATTATCGTCCTGATCGTATACCTTTATGACGGAGGACTGTATAACCAGGCGCGCGCCAGAGCTCGCACTTGAGATGGTAACGTTGCCGTTACTATCCACGATGAATTTTGAGTTGATGTTTATAGAGCCACCGGAAATAGCGCCAAGATTAGTATTTATCGCAGCGAGATTTGTTACGCTGATCTTATCTGCTGATACTTCCCCAGCAGCGATCTTATCTGCTGTGATCGCGCCAGCGTCGATCTGAGACGCTTGGATTGCACCCGCTGCGATGGCGCCGGTTGTTATAGAACTATTCGTTATATCACCACCATCAACTGATTTGGTCCATGCGCCGCCGACATAACGGTAAAGCTTATTGTCCACGGTGTAGAGCACCTGCCGCCCCTCGAAGTTGCCCGAGGTAGGAAGGGTGCCAAGTATCTCGACCGGCGTGAGGCCAGAGGCGAAGTTAGTCAGTCCTACAGAACCGGTAACGCCAATGTCGCCGTTGGTTACGTTGTATGGGCCTACGATCTCCGCGTTGCTTACCGCGCGCACCCAATAGTAATAAGTCTTGGTGGTATCGCCGACGGCGTCTGTAAATACAGGTGCGACGGACGTACCAATCAGATATTCGTTGCCGTCAAAGGTGGCCGCCTCGTTGCGCCATACCTCGTAGTACGCAGTCACACTGTCGGTGTTTGCGGTCCACTCCAGGAATATGCTTGACATGGTGCCGGATACAACCACGCCTGTGACCTGACTCGGCGGAGTAAGATCTATGACTACCTCGATGGGATCGTCGTAAATAACGGGTGCGGCACTGGTGCCAGTAGCGCCCGGGGCGAATGTAAACGCACCAGTGTTGACTAGATCGTCAAAGGTTACAACTTTGGTGCCTAGCTCTTTATTACCTTGCCATACGTCTAGCAACTCATGGATTGCTGCTCCGAACCTTGAGAGGGCAGGGTCTTTCGATATTAACTTAGGTATCGAGGGTAGTTTGCGTTTGCGAGCCATTATCCACCCCTCAGTTCTGACATTGATTCTGCCAGCTCCACGCGGTGGATAGTCTGCCCATCAGTCAGATTTAATTTAACGTTGATCGCAGCGCGCTTCTGGCCGCCTTGTAAACGGTGTGGCCTGCTATCCGGCATGATGCGGCTAAAGAATTCTCGCACCCCAGTACCGAGCGTTAAGCGCACAGTACCAAGGAACTCGCCCCATATCCGTGCCGCAGAAAACGTCGATGGTGACTTATGTTCGAACAGCTTCGAGCGCCACATACCATCACGCCATGTCGCGCCTTCGTCGTAGACTTCGATGTTCCCATCTTTTGATAGGTACAGCAGGTCAGTTTCCCCCGCGTAATGCCCGCCGTCGATATGGCCGGATATCCGTACGATGCCGCCTTCTGGCGCCGAAGGGTTAATAGCGAATGTACCCTCCGTCGATGCAGTAATGTTCTCCCAAGTAACCAAACAGGTGCCCTCGTGGTAGAAGCACTGCATGCTTGTTGGGTCCATCGCCTGCCACTGCGCGCGAGAAAATATCTGTTCAGTAAGGTTACGCGTGCCGCTCGTCCCAACCATGATGAGCCCATCAGGGCTGGCGAATACAACGCCCGGGCCTACATCAGCCATGGATCGTTTTGACGCATTAGCCTCTAAGATGTCGTCAAGAGAACTTAACGACATATTGGCCGGATCTGTACCGACAGCAATATAAGGTTTTTCGGTGGTGGTGACCAGTATCGTGTTCTGCGAGATCACTTTGATACCAACGATCGGAGTTTTGGTATTTAGCTGGTACCCGATAGGCCATGCGTGCGGGTAGCCTGGCTCACTGAAGAACAGGATATTGTCGTAAAACCCAGCCAAGTACGCGCCGGGCATCGCTGTGATGCCGATCATATTCGGGTTCGGCAGGTTATAATCTTCCGTGGTAAGGACTTCAACGAGGTCATCGGCGCCGGTAGAATCTGTGGTGGCCGTACCTGTACCGTCCTTGACGTACTGGAACTCAGTTGAGGAGCTGCCGGTAGACGTGCGATACAGCCGCCACCCGGTTATGTTGTAATTTCCGGAGGCTTCCGCCGGAATTGTCAGGTTTACGGTCTGCCCGGGCTGCCACTCAAACGCGCTGCTGACTAGGCAAGGCGGCCCTTCGGCGCCAAAAATATCTACGCTGGTCGCTACATAGAACCGTGTGTCCACGAGGTCGTCGGGGTCATCCGGTGTGCCTGTAACGTTACCCGTTATGGCTTGGCCGAAGTCGAAACTCCCGGCGATGTACCCGGGCGGCGGCGTGCCGAGCAAGTATGAACTGGAAGGGAACGGCTGAGAGCCAGTAGTCGCGAGCGCTGTATAGGTGACCTTCGGTGCGCCGTCACCAGTAAATATGACCCGGTTATAGGCATCGGCACCGATCTGTGTTTCCGTGGCGTCGACGTCGCCTTCCCACTCAAACCAGTTACCACCATACGGATATATCGACTTCAAGGTCGAGCCGGTCGTCTGCGGGCGGACGTGAAGGTTATTGTGCATCGAGAAGACTTTACCGCCCTCAATACGAACGTCGAGAGTGTCGGTTGCTTCATTATCTTGGAGCAGTCCGGGCGCGACTATGGGGCGTTCGCCCCGGAAGCCCTCTATCGTCCTGGACATTAGATGCCTCCGTATCTGACGTTCCTGACTACTCCAGTCATGTCGCCAGCGGTTACCTTAACCTTAGCGGCGTCCTTCTGGTCGTCGTAGAGCTCGATGTAATACCCGCCCCGCGCTGTATCGGCCCATGGGGTATCAGGTTCGATCATGAGCCGGCCGACCGTGCCGTTGATAATTTCTTCTGAATATTTGGATACCAGCTTGTCAGGTACAGTCGTAGCGGACTGCAGCGGCTTCCATGCGATGCGTGCTTCCACGTCAGTGAGCTCAATGGGACTCGTAGGGCAGAACCATAACTCATCCAAGTCGTCTCCGATGGTAACGTACTTCGGCTCACCGACGGCAGTACGCCACTTCGGTACGAGCTGTTTAATTTGTTCGGGTGTACGCTTCAGTATGTCTTGGCCGTTGCGCTCGCACGAAACGATATCCACCATCTCAGCGTCGGCCGGCGGCGTCAGCACGACCTCTAACGTAGCTGCATTGACGGTTATGGCAACGTAGCTTCGCCAAGCGCGGGTGTATTCGCAGAAGTCGCGTATGATCTCAATGAGAGTTCGGTCGATCAACAGATCGTTCGCCTCTGGTACTTTGGCGATGACCCTGTTACGTAATGAGGCGAGTGTTGCCATTATCCAATCCCCAAGCGTTTGAAGTAGCTTCCGAGGAAATGTTCTGCTCGTCCGGGCTCGGCGAGGTCGGAGTCCTCACTGAGCGCGCGGTATACAACGTAATCTGTCAGTGCTTCAGCGTACTGATCAGGAACTGTAATCGGGTCGCCGAGGGTTACCTCATCAGGTATCACGGAATACTCAACGTCTAATGAGCCTCCGGCGCCTTGATGCGGCGGGTATAAAAAGTACTGGCGCGGGTTCGTCACGCTCATCATGTACATCGTCGGGGTAGGGTCGGTGCTCATATCCATCCACCCGGGGTCCTCGCGGTCGAGGACTTTCTTGTCGACCTTGCGCAGCGCGTCGATGCTGATGAAGGCAATGCCACCATCCGGTATGGTCTGGCGGGCGCCGGTAACGAAACCACCCGAGGACACAGCAGTGCTGGCCCCGGGTACGTTCGTCGCTATCTGATGTTGAGCTTCGTTCAGCCACGCGATGAGCGTGTCTGCACCCCAATAGGTATTGGTAACGTCGCTCAGAATCCGAGCAGCATTCGTGAGTACTACATCGGATTCAACGGCCATCAGTCGTCCTCAGTGATTCTGGAGTCGACTTCCTGCCAAGCTGCTTCAATCTCCTGCAAGGAGATCTTCTCACCAACCACTGCGGAAACCGCGTTGACCTTCGGGCGGCCGCTCGGAGAGAAGTCGCTCTTGTTGTTCCGGGCGATCAAGGCTTCAACCGCAGAGACGACATCGTCCTGCGAGTAAGCTGGAGATGGGTCCGGGTCGACTTCAAGGTTGGACTCAACCTGCGGCTGAACCGGTGCTGGCACGTCGTCCATTGGCATGTCGTCTTCAGGCTGTTCAACTACGCCGTGCTCGTTGCACTGTACGCAACCGGCGGCCATGGCGGCCTGGTGCAGCTTGGGCACGATGAAGACAGCTTTGTTTGCGGGAACCCACATGTCGTGAGTACCTGATTCGTTACGGATGAATACTTTTCTGAGAGAAAGGAAATACATATTAGGGGTCCTTTGATTTATGGAAACGCTAGTCTATCGCATCTCTTTGCCTTTGTCGAGCTTTTTTCATCATTTCTGCTGCTTGGCCTGCCAAACCGAAGCTCGTCGGTTTCTTCTTGGCCTTTTTCTTGACTTTTGCTTTTCCCTTCGTACCGGTGCGCGTCTTGCCGGCCATCAGGTCATAAACTTGGTCTTTACTTGGTGCTGGTGCGTAAGTACGACCCATGGTGATTCTCCTGGGAAACTGGAACTAAGTACTGAGGCCCCCGTTCGAGGGCCCCAGTTCCTAGGTTTAGATGCGGGTGTTGATCCGCAGGATGCCGAAGTCTTCGTCACCACCATCCACATTGCTGTGGAAGACTGGCTTCAGAAGGCCACACATCTTACCGACGCTGATACCCATATGGTTATCATAGTCGAACTCGTCTTCCGACCAGTACGGCAGGCCAATATCAGCCAAGCCCAGCGCCTGTGCACCGAGGAACAGAACTGCCTGTCCATCTTCAGTACCGGTAGCGCCCCACTTGGAGCCGGATGGGGCTTCAGCGGTGTTGTACACATGACGGTGCTCGTGGATAACGAGTCCATCAATAGTCGGCAGAGCACCGGTCCATACTGGGTTAGACCCACCACGTACCTGCGCGTTGTTGACGGCGTTCTTGAAATCAGCATCCATCTTCAGATCGGCGATGCCGTCCGGAGTCATGAATACGTGATAGAACTCAGTGTTACCTGGGCCCTTGACGCCACGGATGAAGTGGTTCTTGGCGTATGCCTTGGCACGAACGAGCATCTCGTACTTAGAAATCTCCATCGTATCCAGCGCGGTGTTACCCGGGGTAAGACCAGTAGTCGTGGTCCAGTTCAGGTAACGGTTGGTTGACGGTGCAGTAACTGCTGAAGCGAAGTCCAGATCGCTCAGGTTCTTGCCAGCGGCGAGAACAGGACGAGTCAGGCCATTCAGGTATTCAGTGTAGTTAATACCGGTCATGGTCAGGAAGGCCATCTGGTCAACGCGATCCGCCAGCCAGTAGGCCAGAACGTCCTTGGACGTATTACGGAAGTTGACGATAGTCTTCTGATCAGCTACGCGGCCCGCCATGCGGTTAGCGTTACGGATCTGGTCAATGACGATTTCCTGGTCGTAGGCCTTGATCTCTTCTTCATTGCCTTCCAACTGGGCATCGCCCATGATACCATCGCCCTCAAGGTCAGCGACCAGAGAGATGATGGCGCGGGTACCTTTCTGACTCTTGGTCAGTTCGGTAATGCGCTGAATAACAGCGTTAGGGCCTTTGCCTGCGAACTTCATTACGAAGCTGTTTTCGCGTGCAGCCTTCCACAGGTCGCGAGACCAAGTAGTCAGCTGGTTGGCATTAAGACCACCAAAATTGGTAGTACTCATGATAATGCTCCTCGGACAATATGTCCATTGTTTGGTTAGGGTCGTTTACATCTACACGCGCCGCGTGCCTTCCGGGAGCATAACGCCGCTTCCTAAGCGAATGACCGTTGTTTTACGCCTGCCGGTCTGACTGGCGAGTAGGTATAGAATGCACGAAAATTTTTGGGGCTGCAATAAAAAAAGGGCATACCCTAAGATATGCCCTAAATGCCCCTTACGGGGCGCCCCTAAAACTAAACGAAGTCGCCGCGTAGTTCGCGCTTTTTGCTCTCAGGCAATGCGTCGAACTCTTCCTCTGACATGGAGGACATGTCGACTGACGATTCACGCTGCCCATCTTCCTTCGGAAGCTGTGGCGGCTGGGTCGTCTTTGCTGCGGCTTTCTTCTTGGCATCCGTCTTGGAAGCCGGCTTGCCACTCGGCGTGGCCTCTCCCTCGTCTGCCACCGCTGGTGTACTGAGCCCGTTCATCGCGACAACATACTTGGTTGCCTTGACGATCGACTTGACCGGGTCCATACCTCTGTCGATAAAGCCTTGGTGTAGGTCCAGTACTTCGGTTACGTACTCCTGCTTGAAGCCCTCGTTGCCGTCCACGAATACTGGATAAGCTGCTTCCAAGTCGTTTACTGCTTCCTGGAAGGAGATATCAACTCGGGCGCCTTCGCGGGCCTCCTGAGCCTCCTGCTTCGCTACTACGGTGAGCGCGTCCTGCTCAGCGGTACGGATTTCTTTCCGGACTGCCTGCGCCTGTTCGAACTCGCCGTCGACTACCAGCTCCATGTACTTCAGTTCTGCTGCATCGAAATCGTACTCCGGGATGGGCTCCGGTGCTGGTGCAGGTGCCGGTGCGGACGCTGCAGCCTCGATCTCTGCGAGGCGGGCTTCTGCCTCTTTCATTCGTTGGTTCACCTCTTTCATTCGTTGGTTTACTTCATCGAACCGGTCTTTCGGGATACGCTGATCCTTTGCTTCCGGTTCTTCTTCCGGTTCCGGTTCAGGCTCAGGCTCGGGCTCTTCCTCGGCTTTCGGGTCGGGCTCTTCCTCGGCTTTCGTGTCCGGCTGCTCAAGTGTGCCGTCGTTCGCCGGCTCCTCGTCGCCTTCTCCTTCCGGGTTAAAGTCATCTCCACGGTCAGCGTTCGAGTCATCGGCGAGCTTGTCGTCGATATCACCGCCTAACCACGGATCGTCTAGTTCTACTGGTTCATTACCATCAGGCATTTCTAGGGCCATTTCACTTCTCCGCTTTACGTCCTGTGGACGAGTTTTACGTGTGGAAAGGCCACACGAACCTTTACTTCTTAGGCGCTGCCGAAGCCGGGGCGGGCTTGGGTTTCATGGCGGCGGCCTTCAACTGAGCGTCGGCTTGTATCAAGCCCATCCCAATTGTTTGTTTCGATTTCATCTCGTCGCTAAAACGCTGAGTTGCTGACTTCAGCGTTGCTTCCTGACCAGATTGGTTAATGTGCATGCCTGCAAGCTGTAGCTTATTCTGCAGGTCCATAAGTTTCTGGGTGTAGTCAGACTGCAGCTTCTGCACGTTGTACTGCGCCTGCTGCTGCGCGGTCTGCGCCGCCAACTGTAGGTCGCCGACAGCAACTTGTGCCTTGGCGCCATTGAGCTGTGCGATTGACTGCAGCTCTTGGATTTCTGCTGCGAGCTTCTCGAGTTCCAACTGAGATTCCTGAATGGCGATCTGCTGCTGGTACTCCTGCATCTGTACTTCTTCCTCTGAAGGCGGAGCCAGTCCTTGCATGGATTGTACTTCCTTCGCGACGACAAACTTGTCGTTGAGGTTTGAGTAACTGATAACCCAATGATCCGGGATTTGTACCCCGACCTTTCGTAAATTCAAAGCTTCTGCAAATTGTGTTTCCGCGAATGTATCGCGCGCAGGCGCTGTGCTTATAACAACGTCATACTCATGATCGAGGCTTGCACGGTTAGTGGTACGCACGATCCTTGTGTCCGTGTAGAATGACTGCACGAGCTCGAGGCATTTGTTTGCAACCATCGCGCGCGAGCGCCGCAGGTTATCGAACGGTACCTGCATCTGCACCAGTCCGCGCGACTGCTTCTTCTCCAACGCGACGCCGGAGATCTCGTTGCCCTCGTTACCCAGCATCGCCTGCACGCCGGATATTTCTCTGATATGGTTAAGTGCCTTCGCTCCGAATCGGTCAAGACCGGAGGGCACTTGGTTCGGTTGAATCTTATCCGGCGCCTGCCGGCCTTTGCCGTACACTAGCACCAGGCCAGTCTCTGCGCCGCGCTCCTCGAGATCCTGCTCGGTCATGTTGACGAGTGAGCCGGCTTCCACTACCCAACCTGAGTTGGCCGTGGTATTAACGATGTGCAGCTGCTGGGACTCGACTTTATTGAGCTGTTCCTGTGGGCTCAGCAGGTCACGGACCATTCCGGTCGGTCTGCCGCGCCGGTAATACGGAAAGTACGGAACAATGGTAAAAGTTTTGTATGGACTCCAGTCGTCGTGCAAGACGACGTGGTCT